TATTTTTGGTTTCTTGGACGCCTTCTCCTTAGCAGCCTTACCATGTTTTCCATCCTTCTCATAATGTTTATCTTCTGGCCCATCTGATTTTTTGCCAGTCTTGTTTATTGCAGCAGATATTGCGTCACGACGATTCTTAAGATATGAATCAGTAGAATCGGAATCACCATCATTATCGATGTCGCTATCCTCTTTACCTACTGGGTCTAATTTCTTTTTCTCCACTAGAGGAGGAGCAGTTACCACATCTATAATTTCGTGTGTTAGATTACCTTCTGCATCATGAAGTTCAATAGATTCCGCTGTTGCCATTTCTTGCTCCTTTTTTTGGTTTTTGATGGAATTAAGAGTGTCTGCTGCATCGGCAACATCACTTGCTCTGTCTATATTCTTTTTGATTCTTTGCAACTTACTGATCTTATTGGCACCTTGAGTTGCCTTTGTAGCTGTCGAACCAGTTTTTAGTGCTGTACCGCCCGCTTTACTAAAACCAAGACCAGTTTTTAAAGCAGTTCCTGCTTTAGTTGCGGCCGCTGCACCTTTTGCCGCCAACGCAGCACCACCCGCTTTTGCGGCACCAGCAGCTGCAGCACCCTTCGCTGCTAACGCAGCACCACCCGCTTTTGCGGCAGTACCTATTGCAGCCAAAGTTGCAGGGATACTGATTATCCCCATGTCTTCATCGACTTGCTGTGGTTTTTTGTATATAGATGCGTAGGCATCTTTAAGATCATCAGACATTATGAGGTTATAATATTTGATCTAGGATTATTTATCCCTTTCCAACTTTGTAGGGTATCTTAGTATCATTATACTTAATCCCTGGCCCAGTAGGAGGATCATTAGGGTTTTTCACTTTCTTGCCATCATAATATGATCCAGTTGTAATTGGTTTTATAATAGGATCATTATTCCATTTCTTGTCACCTTGGCCTGGTGTCATACGTTGCATGTATTGTCTATATTCGTCCGTACCTACATCATATGCTTCTGTTAAATCTTTCAACCATGCTTTAAACATGGTGTGTTCTGGAGTTTGCACGATAACATGGTTAGCACCTCTCCTAGTAATTCTACCTCTAACTCCAGTATTTACATTTTCTACTAAAGAACCTACTTTAAATATTTTTTCTCTCAAGTATGCAATTCTTAATCCGAATGGATCTAATTTAGGTGCATGTTGCCATGTATCTTCCTTTGCAATCTCTTTTTTCTTTACACCCATAGATTTCTGTAAGATATTGTATAGATTCCTCTTCTCCATGTTCCCTATATTAGGAATACCTTTTGCAAATGCTTTGAAATCATCCTTTGCAGCTGCATCTCTCATCTTAGAAGCAGACATTCCTTCTAATCCCTCTGAATCTGCGTCTCTTGCTCCAGCAGATATGACCTTTATTTCCTCAAATTCGTACAACTCACCATTATATTTCTGTGCTAGACCTTGAAATTCTGCCAATCTATCTTGTCCTACAACTATGGTTACACTCTTATACGCCAAATTATTACATGCAACTAGTACGTCAAATATAGTTTTTGCATTTGGATCATCCTTGATATCATCCTGATAATCAGGGAACATCTTCTGCATATATTCTATCTTAGTTCCAGGCTGCAATGGATTCTTCTTTGCATCTACAGTGCGACTTGGATATATTCTTAGATCAGCACCTGTCCTTGATGCCTCACTGGCAGCAGACTTTAATAATTTTTCGTGACCTGTTGTTGGTGGATTGAATCTACCAAATACTACCACTGCACCCTCTGATGTGGGTTGCCCCATGATTTCAGCAGTCTGTTGTTGAGTATCACCTGGCTCTGGAGACTTACCGCCTTCCTCTGGTGGCTGTTCTTGAGCTGCAGGCGTTTGAGGTGCAACAGCCTGTGGTGATTTTGGTTTTGCGGTTGGTGCTTGTGGTGTTGCAACCTTAGTTGACTTTGGATCTTCTGGTTTTTTAGCACCTCCGCCACCTGTGAATACTAACTTACCGTTTACCGTCTTTGCTCTAAAATTTCCTTTAGCATCGTACCATCCTCCATGACCGTCACCCTTTAGGCCTTTCATTTTAGCTTCGGTTGATGCTGTAGTTTTTACAGCTTCTATTAAGAATTGACCAAACGACTTCACAGATTTACGCACAGTATTATAGTTTTATTTATTAGTAGACAGACCTTGCAGGTTCTCTTGCACTAAGAAGTCTCTTAAAATCAGAGGTTATGAACGCTTGAAATTGTGGTTCAGCTGTTATTGCTCCCTTATATCTTATCTCTACCTCTGCTATATTATTACCATTCAAAAATAAATCATACTTTAACTTTGCCATATTTGAACCCTTTTCAAAGGCTTGTTTTTCACCTGGCGGTTTTTTAAGTATAAAGGATGACATGGGATCTGTTACTTGTTTTAATAGGAAAGATGTAGAATTTTTTTCTGGAATAACCCCAGCTGGTGCAATTTGAATTCCATCGTCTGTCAAATCGCCAGAGCCAGTTATCAATGTAAACACAAACTCTTCCGAGTATCTTGATCTATCTTTGATTATTTTTCTTAGATCTAACTTAAATATTATATTCAATAAACCAATACACAAAGGTTTCATGATGCCTGGACTTAGTAAAATATTATTTAAGTCAAAGAAATACTGATTGAATACTGGTTTTTTTGGAGGCCATTTACCTTTTAAAGCTGGAGTCATTGCCTCTTTTTGTCCCAATTTCTGTGCTTGTTCTAATACTTTTTTTCCAGCAACTCTACTGATAGAAACACTTTTCTTAAGGTTTCTCAAATAATCAGTGATGTTTTGTAAGTTTTTTTCTGCTACTTTCTTTTCTCTTTCTGCAATTGCTCTCTTCATCGCTGCAGATCCTAATGGCATGGACGATGAGGATTTTACTGCTGGGATATCCTTTTCACCATTACTAATATTCAATTTTCTCATGGTGGTTTTTTGAGTGGCTAGATCCTCTCCATCTAAAGCTGCAGCTATAACATTGTAAAAGAAAGTTGATCTTGACAGATAAAGGTCATTTAATGCTCTGGTGACTCCTTGTTTTTTTGCTTCCTCCCCTAAGAAATATGTTAACAATCCACCTTCACCCAGAACAGTTTTATTAATAATGGTAGGGTCTTTTTCTTTGGGTCTTATACCTTTCTTTTTCAAAGAAATACCCACATATAATTTTATTCTGTCCTGTCGAGAAACTTCAACGATCAAATCGGAAGAGTTATAATCTTTATCTCCAAAATATTCATGTTGATTTATTGCGAAGTATTTTGCCAATATTTTTATCCATTGCTGGCCAGTAGCATGGACTCTATGTACTTTTGAATTAGGAGCAAGGTCTCGTAAAAAACCATTTGCAGCAGAGATTGCCTTAGCATAGTTAGAATAATCACCAGTAAAAGCTTTTATTGTATCAGATCTATTCGAGGATGCATATACTATAGAACGAGCGTATGATTGTAAAGTTTTAATAGAAGTCTTTGCTTTCTGTAGGGTTATGTAATCTCCAGTAGGAACGCCACCTCCACCTGATCTGCCATGTTGTAAAATTAATGCTGCGGTCATCAATTCATGTGGATCTATTTTCTTTCCCGAAGATCCACCACCACCAAACTCAGCAGTTTTTTCTAACTGTCTTATTCCAAATGGGTTTACTCCCTTGACATCAGATTCAAGAATGAATGGTTTAGCACTACCCTTAAAATGATTGTGTATAGATTCTGGATTATCTGATTTAAGAATTCTTAGAGAAATATCTTCTTTAAATTTAAGCATCTCAAGACCACCCTTATTAATTTTAAAGGGTTCATTATTCTCCATCTTTCTGATGATCATATGGTATCTCTCCTTACCCATCAAATCACCACTGTAGAAAGGTTTTAGTATTTCATTTGCAGTTAAGGCAGCCATCTATATCAGTTTTTAAATATTTAGTTGTATATATTTGTTCTTAAGAACTCTGCTGGTGTAGGATACTGTAATACTTTTTCAGTTAGTTCCTTATCTTCTTGTAAAATTTTATTTTTTAGATCCATGTAGTAGTTTCTATCACCCATTTTCTCTATGAAAGCTGGAGAATGTGGACTATATCCATTACCAGCAAGTATAAATGACAATCCACCATTTGCTTTCTTGTTTGAAAAATCTCTATCACCTGTGACCATTTCTATTGATCTACCACAACTATGTTCATTCCAATGATAGTCTATATTGGTAACATATTTCCAGTATTCTGTATCTGATCTATGTGAAGCTGCATAGTGCATGTCAACAAATGTTCTATCATTATCCAAATGTGTTCCACAAGCATGATTAAATATCTCTCTATCAAATGAATTAGGAGATAAATGTGTAGACAATCCCTCTAGTAATCTAAAAATATTTGTAACCACAGAGGCAAGACCAGTAGCTTCAAGTGGTTCAATAAAACCATAGGATAGACCAACAGCGGCTACATTTTTTACCCATCCTTTTTCGTATCTACCAGTTTTAAAATCTACACCTCTACTTGGAGCAACACCATATTTTTGTTTAAACTCTTCATCGATCTCTGATGGTTTAGTAAACTTTAAACTATGAACATATCCCACTGATAATCCATCCCATAAAGGTATTTCATAGCACCAACCATTTTTCATTGCTACATTATTAGTGTAACACTTCAACTGTTCATTTTTATCTGTGTAAGGTATTTTAACAGCAACACATCTATTGTTCACAAGGGTATCTGCATAGGATTTGTATGGAACTCCCATGACTTTACCTAACAATTCAGAATGAAATCCAGTGCAATCAATGAACATATCCGCCTCATGTGTTCCATTATCACATTTTATAGATGATATGTTACCATCATCACTTTTATTCGCACGGATATACTTATCATCAACAAATTCTACGCCATTTCCTAAGCAAACTTCATAGAATAATTTTGCCAATTTTTCTGTATCAAAATGATAGGCAGATAGTTCATGATAATCCCACCCCTCATCAGAAAATCTATTCAATTCAGCAAATCTAGAATGATATCTATGAAATCTAGAAAACTGATTATGTTTTATTTCTGGAAATAAATGAGTTAGTATAAAAAAATCTGATACATCATCTCCTGTTAAATCCCCAAAGGGATAGAAGAAATCTGTATCAGACCATCCTTCAAATTTTAAATTAGTTTTATAGGTTGCATTACATTTAGGCATCCAATCCCTATCCCTTAATCCAAGGAACTGAAATACATCATTGATTGCTAATTGAGTTGATTCACCCACACCAATTCTTCCAATACTAGAAGAATACACACATTTTATTGATATATTTTTAAAATACTCCGAGAGTATGGCAGCTGTTACAAATCCAGATGTGCCACCTCCTAGTATACAAATACTAGAGATCACCCTCTTGTCTGTTTTCGGAATAGAATACATCAAAACTACCGCCTGGATACCTCTTTTCTAATTTCTTAACGTTGGTTGCAATCACATCTTCCATTGATATATCAAGTGCAATACATGCCTGAGAGATGTACCACATCAAATCACCAAGTTCAGTCACAAGATGATGTTTGTTGGCATCATTCCAAGGTTTGCCTTGAAAAATCATCTTCTTTATGATCTCAAGAAACTCTCCACCCTCTGCATTTATACCAACACCAGCAGTAAGAAGTCTCTCAATATTTGCACCCTCTCTATCTAGTTCAACCATGCGGTCAGCAAGATTTACAAAGTCTTTTGAAGCGTCAGAAGTTACAGCGTCAACAAAGGTTTCATACCTTTTAAAATCAATAGTCATTAGAATTTAATTTTTGCAAATTTATCTGCAATTTTTTTAGTTTCTTTCTCTGTATTATACTCGATCTCCTGTCCACTGTCAACTATTCCATCTTGGGCACTCTGTTCTACGTCATATAATCTCATCTTTGCACGATCAATACCAATTACAAATCTTTTATTCATGGTTGGATCATTGTATCTATTCTTCAACTGTTTGACCATAATTTGATTTACCTCTTCTAACTCCTCCGTAGAAATAAGAGCAAACATAAGGTCGGCAGTAGCGGGAAGACCGAATGACTCAGAGGTATCTGTAAGATCAACGTCACTACTACTAAAGCCACTACGAGTGGTTTGAGTTGCCGATACGATAGGGACGTTAGTTTCGACTGCAAGGCCTCTAAGTTCTTCTGCAATTGCTTTGATGTAGGAGTATGAGTTGACATTAGAACCAGCTCTGTAACGTGACGATGCACATATGTTTAGATAGTCAACGAATATAATATCTGGTTTAAATGCTTTCTTTAATGAGAGTTCATTCAATAAACCTTTGAAGTGTCCTGAGTGTGCAGCAGCAGTAGGATATTCTTTGATGATAAGATTACCTTGAGTCTTCTCAGAAATTTTAGTAACTTTTGTCTCAAACATTTGACGAGGTACATCTGTCAATTGTTGAACAGGAATATTTAAAAGATTAGCATCAATTCTTTCAGCAATCTTTTCCTCAGCCATTTCAAGCGTGATGTATAGTACGTTCTTGCCTTCGAGTAGAACACTACTTGCGACATGACACATAAACAAAGACTTACCAACACCAGTGCCAGCGAGAGCAATATTGAGTGTTTTATTTGGAAGGCCGCCCTTCGTAATCTTATTGAAAAAATCGAGGTCGAATTGAATTCGATCTTCTTTTCTGTGATAGAAGTCAAATCTTTCACTATAGTCTTCTAGATAATCGTGTCCAACATGATTGTCAAATCCAACTGCAAGTGCATCGGATAGGATGGCAGGGATGGCATCTACACCTTTCTTAATGTCATGTCCATCTGCAATAGAGATACTCTCGACCAGTGCAAGGTAGATTGCTCTTTCTTTACACCACTTCTCTGTAGTATCTATAAGCCATTCTTCCGAAGTCGGAGTCAACTCTATGTCATTTAGATATGTAATTATTTCTTTATAAGTATCATCATTAATATCTTTTCTCTTTTCACATTCAATACTTAGTATTTCTTTTGTAGGGCATTTATCATATGCAACTATAAACTTAGCACACTCATCAAAAATTATCTTTTCATGTGTCTTGTCAAAATAATCTGGTTTTAAAAAAGGTAATACCTTTCTAGTATACTCCTCATTCGTGACAAGATTTTGAATGATGGTATTTTCAATAGTTTCCATTAATTATAATGAAGGTAGGTGCTCATAACATACTTTGGTTTTCCTGATTTAACAGGCATACCTATGTGTGGGTATTGCCATGTAGGAGGAAACACTAATACTTTACCAGTTTCTGGCTTAATCGTCAACTTATTGTAAGGAAAATCTGTCTCTCCTCCCTTAAAATCTTCATTTAGATATATGAGGAAAGCAAGATACCTCTTTGCGCTATCATGATCTTGAACATCTGTATGAATGTCAAATTGATCATCTGTTTTTGCTTCGTATTTTTTTATTCTCAGTTCTTCAAAAAGTATTTTTTCTGGGAACCACTCTGTATATTCTGGTAATTCTCTTTTATATAATTTTACAATCTCTAAAACTTTATAGCAAAGAAGTTGTACAAATTTTTGATATCCATTATCGGATAACTCATTCAAATTTACCTGTGTAAACTGAGGAGTGAGGTAATTTTCAACTCTTTCTTTATTCTTTGAGGAATCAAAAAGACCTATCAGAGTTTTACATACATCATCAGATAACATTGGATATGTTCTGATGAATTTATCCATAGCTGAATTCTGTCCTTGCAGTCTCTTCCAACTTTGCCATAACCTCTTCAGTAAAATACTCTTGAGGTTTTGCAAGAATTTGTTTTCCGTAGACTTTTTTGCCGTTGATTTCGTATCTACCAGCAACATTTTTCCAGAGTCCACCAAGTTCTCCTAGTTCTAGTAGTCCATAATATCTATCTAAACCACGCTCGTCATAGTAGAGTCTAATCTTGACAGTTTTATTTTCTTTACTTAAACGCGACTTTGCTGTCTTAGCTTTAATAATATTTCCAACGACTTCTGTTCCTTCCTTTTCTTTAGCTTTGCTGAGATAAATGATCGTACTTGCCGCATATTTGAGACCGCTGCCTCCGCCCATCTCTTTGGTGGG